ATTCTTGGGCTTCTTCGGTGGTTTGGGGAAGGGCTGTCGGCTCGGCGGACCATTCCCCCACGCTTTCCCCGTTGACGGTGGTATACCAGGCGATAACCGCCACGCCGTTCCGGGTTTCCTCGCGAAATCCATAGAATTGCCCGTTGATGCGAAACGAGCGTTCGATGATCGCTTCGGGTTCAAACACCGTGCGGATCAGATCCAGTGCGTACTCGGCACAGGCATCACTGTCGCCTTCGTCGGGGATCTCGTCCAACAATTCTTGATATGGCGGCTCCCACTCGCCTTCCCGTTCCGATCCGTTGCGATCGACCCAAAAGACCTGGAACCGTTTGCGGGGATAGGTTCGGTAGGCAACAAGGCCCCCGTTGACCTCCGTGTCTTCAATAATCCAACTGTCAACGGGGAGTTCGTTCGGCTTCGTTTTTCGGACCGTGTGGGTCATTATTAGTACCCCTCTCTGTGGTATTAAGACCATTGTAACGTTATCGTTACAATCTGTCAAGCTGTCTATTTAGATTTTGTGATTCCTCATGGATCGACAAAAGCGCCCCCGCGCTTCGGCGGGGGCTCATTAGCAGATTAGTCTTGAGCGTCGGCCCGATCGGGTTTTTGTCCGGTCGGGGGGGCCGGCGGCCGCCGTTTGTTCCGTGCTCGCCGCCGACGCCGTGGGGGTGTCGGTCGGTGCAACCCGCTTTGCAACAACGCTTTGACGATCTTGGCCGCGCTGGCAATGGCGACGACATACTCCGACACCACGTACACTCCCTTAATGACGGCACTTAAGGTGCTTAGCACGCCGGGGGCGATGATGAGGACCGCGCCCGGCGCCAGGATTGCCGTGACCAATCCGATCAGGCCATGAGCCATGGTAACCACTCCTTATGTCATCAGGGGCGCGATTCGTCTCGCGCATGAAGACGCCGCCAGTATACCGGATTCGGTGTGCGGTGCCGGGAAATGGGGTCCGTTCTATGTCACTAAAAAAGCCCTGGCTTTCGCCAGGGCGCATCAACTGACAGGGTTTCTAATTGGCTTCCCATCGGCCGGTGTCTATAAATCGACCGGTATCTTTGTCGAATCGCAAAAACGCCGTGCCGGTTGGCCCGTTGCGGTGTTTGGCCACAATCACTTCGGTGGCGTCGCGCATCGGATCCGCCTCGGTGGGTGTCTCGCGATGATAGTACGCATCGCGATAGATAAAGAGAATCACGTCGGCGTCTTGTTCGATGGACCCGGAGTCCCGCAGATCGGACATCATCGGGCGTTTGTCTTCCCGCTTTTCCACATCGCGGGACAATTGCGAGAGTGCGATGACCGGAATGTGCAGTTCGCGCGCCACTTGTTTCAGCGTCCGGGATATTCCCGAAATCTCTTGCACCCGGTTCTCGAGCCCCCGGTACTCCATGAGTTGGAGATAATCGACCACGATGAGGCCAATATCCTCCCGGCGCTTCATTTCCAGCGCGCGGGCCCGGAATTCGGCCACCGAAAGGCCGGGCGTATCGTCGATGAAAATGGCCGCATCTTTTAATGCGCCTACTCCCAGCGATAACGTGTACCATTCGGCGTCGTCGAGCGTCGCCGCGCGAATATGCTGGAGGCTTACGCCAGATTCCATCGCCAGGAATTTCGCGGCCACACTGGGTCCGCTCATTTCCAAAGAGAACATGCCAACGGGTCGTCCGCCCTCGATTGCCGCATTGCGCGCCCAGTTCAGCGCTAACGTGGTTTTTCCCATCGACGGCCGGGCAGCCAAGATAATGAGATCCGCCGGTTGCCATCCCAGCGTTACCTGATCTAACGCTTGATGGCCGGTTGGCGTGCCGGTGATGCCTCCACCGCGAGCAGCGGTATCTTGCATGGTCGTCAGGACCTGATCCACCCAATCGCCGAGGGGGCGGTAGGTTTTACGGGACCGTCCCAGCGCGGTCTCTAATTGTTGCATGAGACCCGCCGCGATTTGCGCGGCCGATTGTCGGCGCCCTTGGATGGCTTCCAGTGCGGTGCGGGCGGCCTGTTGCACGCGGCGCATTCGTGCTTTTTCGACAATAATGCCGGCATACGCGGGCCACCATTGATAGTCCATGGCGGCCTCGGCGATATCCATGATATCGGCCAGATTGCCGAGCCGATCGCCCCAACCAAGCCGCTCAGCGGTTTGTTGCACGGTAATAAGGTCTATCGGGGCGTTTTTTTGCCGCATCTGGGTCAGAATGCGCCATAGGACCCGATAAGCGTCCACTGTGAACATATCGGCCGTCACGTCGGCCATGGCCTGATCCAGGATGTCGGGATAGGCCAGAGCATTGCCAACCAACGCGCGTTCCGCGTCCGGACTGGCGACTGCGGCCATGTCGGCCTCCATTTCGTCGTCCGAGGTTACCCACCATAGGGGGATGATGTTCTCGTCTTCTGTGGCGTCGCCGCCTATCGCGGCGATTGATTCTCGGTCGTCCATACGTTGCCTCCTTATGTCGTCACGATCCTCAAAGCGCCAGGGGGACACCCCCCTGGCATTTGATTAAAAGGCCCAACCCAGTTGTCCTACGGTCAGACTGTCTTCGGCCGCCTGCCGCCGGCGTGTGACTCTGGTCGGTCGCACGATGATGAAATCGCCGTCTATTGGGTCGGTGGATACAGCCACGGGTGCAACCACAGCGTCTTCGGGTTCCACGCTCGTCGTGATCGGCGTCGGACTCCCGATACCCAAGGGATTGCCTTGTTGCCCTTTAGCGGCCATGTCGGCCCACAGGGCTTCGAGCGTGTTGGTTTCCGGCATTTTCCCGATAATGGCCCGGGCTAATGCGGTGGTAATGTCCACCTGTCCGAGTTCGGCTAACCCATCGTGGTGAAACACGCCTTCGAGCCCCATCGCGGCAATGAGTTTGGATCCTACCAGTTTTAGCGCCGTTTCTTGCAGGCTGTGTTGCCAGACCAAGTACAGCACCTCGACCGGTTCGGTCTGCCCAATGCGCCAGGAACGCCGCGACGCTTGCTGGATTTCCGTGAGGCTATAGCCCGCTTGATACCAAATGATGGTCGGGAAGTCCAACAAGTCCAGCCCTGTGCTGACAAGTCGCGGATGTGTGATCAGTACTTGCGCTCCGCGACGGACCTGTTCGGCGATCCACGCCTCGCGTCGTTCGGGCGCGACATTGCTGGTCAGCACCGCCGCTTGCGCGCCGGCTTCTTGCACCAGTTCAACGATGCGCTCGGTAACGGCCCGTTTATTGATGGCTTGGATGTAGACCGTCATCCGGCGCCCCCGTTGGAGTTGCGCCTGGACGATTTCTTGCAGCTTTCGTTCTTTAGCCCGGCGGATCGCCGGATCTAAGTCCGGTAACGGCACGGTTTCAATCACCGTTTTGCCGCTGCGAATCTCGACCGGTTCGTTGTCCCAGGGGCGATCCGGATAGGTGAGCAGTGTTTGGATCAACGCTGCCGCTTCCGGTAAATACGGGGTGCTTCGTTCCCGGGTGATCTTCAGCAATGCTTCGCCCACCGAGGTTTTGATGGCCGCATAGGCTTCTTGCAAATCCTCGTCCATCGGCACGGCAATTGGTGCCGGCTCGTGGTATGGGGGTAAGGTGATGCCGAGATCTTCCAACTGCAAGAAGATCGTGCGGTTTAACAGGTACCGGCCCAGCAGCAAGGGCGAGATGCCCGGACGCCGCTTTCGGGTCACGGTCAATTTGGCGTCTTTTTCGCGGGTTGTGACTTCGGTGGTGCCAAACTGATCGTGAAACCGCGCGCGGGACATATCCGAGTAATCCCATCCGTCGCGCTTCATTTGCGCCGGGTCCATTCGCCAGAGCACATAGTACAGGTCGTCGGCATAGCCGCCCGTAATCGTTCCGGAGAGAGCGATTTTAAACGGCGCCAAGGATAAGAGCCGTCCAAACGCTTCGCCTTGCGCGCTGTCGCCTTCTTTCAGCTCGTGAAATTCATCGACGATGGCATATTGCCAATACCCGCGCGGACTCCAGCGCTTGAGCGCTTCGACCAGACTTAAGCGCCGAATCCCATTTTTGTCCGCGCTCCATAGCGGTGTGCCACACGTATCACAGGCCACTCCCCGGTGAAACGCTTTCAACATCCATTCGCTCCAGGTATAGGGCTCGCGAATGTTATACGCTTTCTTTTTGGCTTGGGCCGTGCCGCACGCGGGGCAATAGACCAGTTGGTTTTCGGGCGCTAAGTGTGGATGCCGCGCCGGTTTCGTGATGGCGGTCGGTCGGATGCTGTAGCTTAACTTGGCGGCATCACGGCCGATGACCACGTATTCCATGTCTTGCGGCGGTTCCGGGTGGGCGGCGATGTAATCTTGCACGTCTTTCCAGTTGCGCAAGATCGTCGCTACCGCGCCTGGGACGGTTTGATGAATTTCGCGGGCCCATTTGGGCACGAGGTGCCCGGGCGCCATGACGATGGCCCGAAAGGGTCGGCCTTCCGTATGCCGATAGGGCATGGACGCGCCAATGAGCGTTTTGCCCACGCCCATTTTCCCGTCTACAATGACGCTCTTCATTGCCGTCAGTGTTCGGGCGCCGGCTTCGATGACGTCCGCTTGCGCTGGCACGGGTTTTCGTAGCAGCGTGTTTATCACCGGGTGTACCGGGCGCCCTGGCGTCCACCGGACATGGATTTGCGTCGCCATGTGGTGTGTTAACGTCTCAGCGTACGTGTTTAAGTACGCATCCAACGTTTCGTCCTCTGGCATGGGGGCAATCACCGGTTTGGCCGGATCGTCCGGGAGCGCGATCTTATGCAGGTGAATCCCTTCTTGAATCAGTTCGGCCATGATGGTATCGGCGTTCGGCTGCACCGATATCGCTTGCCACCCATGCCATGGCGAGTCGGGGTCTGCGAGAACTGTCACGGGTGTGACCAGGTCTTCGTCTTGGGCCTGGTCATACATCCACACTAGCCAATCGGACCACCAGGGGATGTCGGTTGTAGCTAACCAATCCCGGAATAGTCCCAAATGCGTTTTGGGCCCCCAAAGAGTCTTCTTTTCGCTCCCGTTCGGGGGTACCCATCGAGCCACCATATGGGCGATCCCTTCGACGGTCTCATGCTGAATGGACCACACGCCGGGTTGCCATTCTAACAGCGGGGCCGGGGCCGCTCCGTTCCACGCTAATGGCGGGACGGTCCATCCGCGAGAAGATCCGGAACGGTTCAGACTCATCAGAAGATCCTTCAAGCGGTCGATGGCTAATTGGTGGCCAGAGGCGGACACCATCACGACATGACCGCCTTCTTGATGTGCCAATGCGTCTACCCATACGCTCATGCTGGTTCCAGCGGGGTGCGTTGCGGAGGCCAGCGGTGATGTGCTTGGAAGTTTTAACTCCCACATTAGGCGTTGCCTCCTTCCGCGCGTTCCGCAGGCTTTTCCGTTGTGCGCCAGATGCGTAAGGTGCCGTTGGCATCCAAGGTTTGGGCGTGCACGTGATACATGGTCGTCTGCTTTTTGACCATGCGGCCGTTCTCAAACACCTCAATCTCGACCTGCTCTTTGACGGTTTTGCCGCGGACCAGGTGCCGGTTGGGCCCGGACCCGACCAAGCCGTCGATTGCGCCGGACGATAAGAGCACCGCGAGGTGTCCATGACGGAGGGGCAATGGGGCTTCCGTATAGCTGGGCACAGGCGGCGCAACCGGAACGTAAGTTTCCGGACGTCGCATCGCTGACAGTAAGGGTTTAATATCGCTGCTGTCGAGAATGCTGCCGCGCCAAAGAATGGGATTTGATTTGGCCGGGGCCGGTACAAAGCGCTCGTCGGTGGGGGTGGGCTTCGCGAGCATCGGGGCGTACGCCGGACTGGCCGCATCCCACAGTTCGCGCCATGCCGTTTTCATGCCGGTTCCGACGGATGTCATGCCGCGTTTTTGTCCAATCAGCAAGACCATCGGGTGGTCTTTGCCGGTCAACATCGGCGGCACGCGCCATGCTCGCAAGGGCCGAAAACGTGCTAGAATCGCGTTTTCGATCGCGTCCAGGGTCATCATAGGCTCAGGCAACAACGCAGCGAGAATCCCCCGCATCCGTAATGCCTTATGCGCCCAGTTGATCCATCCCTCCACCGCGTGCCAGGCCTTATCCCGTTCCCGATAGGGCGGTGTCGCTTCAAACCGCATGATCGGGGGCGCTAGCCAGACTCCGCTGAACCACGCGACAGGTTGGGTGACCATTGCTTGGGTGGCGCCTTTCGCGACGTGATGGAGGTGAGTTTGTGCGTGGCGGGCCAACGCGAGATCCACTTCCACTCCATACGTCGTTACGTCTGTCCATCCCTCTGTCAAGTGGGCGAGAGCTTGGCCATCTCCGCAGGCTGGGTCGACCCACGATGTTGGCCCGTTGGGTTCTATCCACGCATGCGCGATCGTCAGGATCGCTTTGGGCGTGGGGGAATTCCAGTTTTGAAACACTGTCATAAGTTATATTTCCTCCTTATGTCATCAGGTAATCGGGATCCGTGTTCACCATAGCAAAAACCCGGGGAGTGACCGGGAAATGGACGTTTCGCGGGTTGTCAGGCAGGCTGCTGTAAACCGGATATAATGCGTTAAGAAGCGAATATCATGCATTTCAGCTCTTATGTCGGTTTAAATAGCTGTAGTGCATATCCAAGAAGGAATTTTTGTCCCGTTCCGCGAATTAGCAAAGCCAGGAGGTGTCCGAGATGAGTCAGTCCCCTTATATGACTCCGGGAGAGGTTGCGGACGAATTGCGCGTGACGTCCGAAACGGTGGTTCGATGGTGTCGGCGAGGAGATCTTGTCGCGGTCAAAGCGGGACGGCGTTGGCGCATCCATCGGGAGGAGCTGGAACGTTTTTTGAAAAACGAGCAACCCGACTCCTTTCGTGAGGATTCACTATGACCATCATTACCATCCACAACAGCAAGGGTGGCGTGGGAAAAACCACAACGGCCATCAATTTGTCGGTTGCGCTGGCTTTGGTCGGTCAACGTGTCTTGGTTATTGATGGCGACTATCAAAGTAACGCGACGTTTGGTTTTCGGGTCCCGGCTCGTCCGGGTGTTTATGACTGGATAGTTAACGGCAATTTTGAACCCGATCGAAACGTTCGAGCTACGCTCGATGTGCTACCAAGCGCTCGCCATCCGATCTGGTGGGATTATGCAAGCCCATCCATTGTACGTGACAGGTTACAGATGCTCGAACCCATGGGGTATCATTGGGTTATAGTCGATACGGGGCCAAGTCGAAACCAGTGGGTAGTGAGTTTGCTGAGTTTAAGTGATGCCATATTGGTTCCGGTTGACTTTTCGCTTTTTGCCATCCAGGGCGTCAGTGAATTGCTTCGCGAAATTGATCCGGCGCGGGTCATCGGGTTAGTGCCAATACGGTACGATTTGCGCAACAACCGGTCGATTGAATTGCTCGATATATTGAAACGCGGCGGCGGATTAGTGGCACCGCCAATTCGCGTAGGGGTTGATGTTGATCGGGCCATACAGAAAGGCTTAGCGGTGTTCGAGTACAACTCTCGTACAGGCGTATCGGATGATTACCTGACCTTGGCGGAATGGGTGGTGGACCGTGTCGCGAAAAATTAACAAGCTTGAGAATCTCCGGAAAAAAGTTGATGGACTCGATGAAGTGAAGATGACTTACACGGAGGGGGTTGAACCCGTAAAAGCTCATACGGAAAACCCAAAGCCTCCGTCTAGTGATGTCGAACGCGCTCCGGTTCTTGCAGGGGCCGATGTTCGCGACATTCCTATAGACCAGATCCGGTTCGGGTTGAATGCTCGGCAGATTAATGCAACGGACCCGGATATTCTGGAATTAGCTGATAGTTTGGAACGTGTGGGTCTAATACATGCTATTCGTGTAGGAGTCGTTGACGGTGGTTATCAATTAATTGCTGGAGAAAGACGTGTTCGAGCTGCACAACACTTGGGCTGGAAGCATATACGCGCCGAGGTGGTGAATACCCCTCCTGATCAGTGGGACATTGAAATGGCTGTGGAAAACCTTCAACGAAAAAATTTCGAACCGTGGGAGGAAGCCCAATTATATCAACGATGGCTTGATCGCGGTTGGTCCATAAAGGATATTAGTCTACATATTGGTAAGTCCTTGTCGTATGTGTCTGTTGTAGTAAAGTTAAACCGTCATGCTTCTATACGCGCCGCTTTAGAGTCACGAGCTATACCGTCGTTGTCTTTGGCTCAGGAGTTAACCAAATTGATCGACGCGGACGGCAACGAAGTGGTTCCTGGGGTGGTCGATCAAGCCATCGCGCATATTCAGCGCGTTAAACCGACTGTCGTCGAATTGCGTGAGTGGATTCGGGAGACACTCACACAACCACAAAACACAGCGGTTCATTCTAGACGAGTGACCAAACGTACGAAGTCTTATGTTGGCCAGCTCGAACGGTTCCTGATATCTCAACGCGAGATGTTGACGGAATTATCCTCGATTGAACGTCAAGGGTTGCGTGATTTGTATGCAGCCCAAATTGACTACATTGACAAATTGCATCAACACGAAGAATCCTGACCATTAAACCGCCCACGCGGGCTTCCTACTTTAGACGTCTAAACTACCCATGGGGGCCGCCACTTTAGACGTCTAAACTACCCACGGGGGGCCTGCCACTTTAGACGTCTAAACTACCCACGGGGGGCC